CACCCTTACTCTTAAGGATGCCGTAAGCATCAGCCCTGCCGAAGAGTTCAGTGCACAGCGCAATGTATGGTGCCTCATAGACTCCAATCTTTTCCTCAATAGATCCTGGCAGGAAGCCGATATCTCTAGTTGGAAGAACGGATCTGACGATCGTGACCTTCTTCTGTGATACGTCACCGGCCATCATGTCTTGGAGCGCCATGGCCAAAGCTAGGAAGGTCTTACCGGTTCCTGCCATTCCGTGTAGAAGTAGATTATCACCACGATTATACGCAGTCATTGCCAAGGATTGGTTATCAGTTAGGGGTTCAACCCTTTGCATCCTGAAATGTGTCTTGAATGTTGGAGCATCCACCTGTTGGACTGCTCCTTCCATGAGACGACGCTGTCTCTTTGTCAGCGGCTTAGTTGACTGCATTTTGACCTCTCTATGGGGGTTCTTGTTTTTAATACACGTTAATGTTGCTCTGCCTCCCGGCGCCTTTATGGATCCCTTTAAGGAGATCCCTAAAACCCTCAGACGGTTTTGCGGTTACCCCACTAATGAGCGCTGGGGCCTTAGCGGTCCATACCCTCTCCAGATGGGGATTCTCTTCGAGATAGGAGTCGTAAGCGGACATGGAAATGACCGCATCGAACTCTTCTTCGGTGTCTTTGTTTCGGAATGTGTAGGTTGGAATGACCGTGTTCCTTTAAGCCTGGACGGGCTCAGGAAGATTCAGTTGAGGCAGCGCCTCACGAATCAGGTCAGCTGTCAGACCATAAGGAAGCTTCTTGTCCTTGATGGAGATGAGCAGCTCGGCGTCAGCCGGAGCCAGGGACTGGAGAACATCAACGAAGATCTTCTCACGCTGCAGTTGCTTCAGGTGGTTACCACCACCGTCGAGGAACATATACAGCTTCTTCACCTGGCGGAACATCACGAACTCTTGATTGTCCATGTCGTTCTTGTTATAGGGAGGAGCTCCTTCAGGCAGGAGCCATTTCACCGAGGGATGCAGTCCCAAGATGAGAACATCAGCTAGAGTTGCACTGAAATTTGCCTGCAGGAAGGCGATCTTTTCCTGCTTGGTCTTTTGCTTGGAGGTCATTTCGAGGACCTGCGCGATGCCTAGGGTCTTACGTTCCATAGTCTAGTCTCCGTGGTGATCAGAAATCACCGATTGCTTCCATGAGGTTCTTAAGTTTGAACTTCACGAAATAGTTGAACAAATCTTTGCGAGGTTTTCCTTCCTGCGCATTAAATGATGCCAAGATCTCATCTTGGATTCGTTGTGGTATCTCAGACATATTTATGAGAAGGCGGTTGCGAGCAAGATTCCTTTGGAGCGTTTCTGGCGAAATTACCTTTTTAAGACAATCCGCTTCGTAATCTTCCTTCAGGAGAGCCTCGAGTCTACCGGCAGTTATGGTTGCTTGACGGACACCACGAACTAGCACATCATCGTTGGAAAGGACGTTGGGAACACCGTCTCCAGTGTCACCCTTGATGACATGTTCCTTCAGATATGCCTCGGGTGAGTTGTGCTTAACCCACTTCTTGAGGATCGGATTGAACTGATCGACGGCAGGATGGTTGTGAAGTTGGACGAAGTCCTTGTCGCCAGAGATGATCAGAATACGCTGACCGAAGTTCATCCCATACTCGAAGCAGAGGGTAGCAATGATGTCATCAGCCTCGGCGCCGCCAACCTCGATGATGCGATACGGGAAGTACTCCTTCAGCTCGTCGCGGATGTTATGGAGTGCTTTGAAGATGACCTCCCAGTCCAGCGGGGACTCGTCTCGGTTCTTCTTGCGATTGGCCTTGTAATATGGGAAGACGTCCTTGCGCCAATAGTAGCGGGAGTCGCATGCGATGACCAGTTCACCATATTTGGATTTGAACTTTTGGTTATAGGCTCGGATCGAGTTCAACGCCATGTGCCGAATGAGGCCTTCATCGACCTCAGCATTCTTGGAGTTGCCAATCTGAACGAACATGCTGGCTAGCATGACCTGATTGAGGTCGAGAATTTGCATAATCTAAACTTTCAAGGGTGAGTTATCTTGCTGTGTTAGCGCAGGCGGTATTCAAGTCTGTGACGTTGATTCTGTCGCTAATCTTATGAAGGCCATGATCCATTGCTTCGGATCTAAACATGATGGCCTTCATTGATTCAACTATGAGTGCGACGTCTTGGACATATGCGTCCCCGGATACGTCGTAACCGGCAGTTATTAACATTCCTAAGAGTTCGGGGACGATCTCATCGACCGTCTCCTCAATCTCAGTTAGTTTATCTCGGAATCCTGAAGGACTCTCTTGTTTTTGCCGTTTCGGGAACGGGTATATTTTTGCACTCATTTGAACACTTTTAGTAGGAGCACATCTTCAGAGATACGCCCGGAGGGGATGGAAGGTTTGGAGTTGATTTCTTCATAGCGTTTCTTCATGAAGGCAGCCGTACCATTCAGGTAGGTCTGGAGTTGCACCTCAGGCTTGCGGAGGTTCTTGCCTTGGACCTTGCTCTCATCATAATTGATGATGCTGGTGCCCTTGATTGAGAGGGTCTCACCATCCTTGGCGGTGTAGACGATCAGCTTCTTGTATTTATGATTGTAGGCATACAAGGTAGAGGCGCCGATAATCGAGGCGGGGTCGATGGACACCACCTTCAACGCAGGCATATCCTTCATGTAGTGGAAATATTTCAGAAGCTGTTCGGTCGACTTCTTCTTGGGAGCACGAGCAGTTCGAATGGTCTTGGCCTTGTTGGCGTACCAACGCTCGCTGTCCTCGATGATGCTGTACAGCAGCTTCAGATAAGTGTCGATCTGCTTCTTGGTCAGTTTGGTATAGGCCTCGTTGAGGTCCTTATCCTTCTTGGTCATCAAGAGGCGCAACTCAGCCATCAGAGGGCGATAATACTCGGCGATGGCCTTGGCCCAGCCTTTCTTGATATCGTTCTTTTGGAGGTAATCGTACATGTCGAACGGAACGGAATAATCCGAGGCGTAGAAGCCGTCGAGCATACTCTCGACCTCAGCGATAACAGCGTCTTGAGGAGGGGGCGTGTATCCGCGGTCAACAGCTTTGACTGCCTTCTTTTCGACCATCCGATCTGCGATCTGCGTCATCTCCAAGATTTTTTGTTGGAGGAATGCACGGCTCTGAGTCGGCAACACCGTGCCACGATCCATCATTCGGCACAACCAACCCACGGTCGTGGAGAAATAGGCCTCAGGGACGCGTTGGAGCATCTTGGCGGTGGCTGGGCTGACTTTGGTGTAATAGTCCACCGCCCACTTTTTGGCCTCAGGTGGTCCATAGAAGTGGTTATACCAGGTATAAGCCCGAGCCAGTCGAACATCGTTGTTCTCGAGATCGATGCCTTCAAGCTCAGGCTCAAGGCCGAGATATTTGGTGTCCACCATCTTCGGTGTACGGGGAAGAGGAATCTTCTTGGGCTTCTGTGTACCGGTACCGCGCTTCTTGATAGTGGCAGTCGACATGATTAAGGAACCTTAATGGAGAACACTTCCCCCTTTGGGAAGGCTTTCGGCGGGTCGGAGATCTGAACCTCTTCAAGCAGGTCTTCCCACTTGTCGAGGACAACCCCCCACTCATGTACCAGTTTAGCATGTCTTGAAGAATAAGTACATGGCCCTTCGTAGTTTTTTATCGCGCAAGAAAGTTCTTTGTAAAACATGCCGGAGTGGCAACCAGGGTCTGGATGGAACGTGTATTGCTTCGTTAATCCAGCGGAGGTCTCAGGAAGCGCCGCCAGATTCGAATGGACACATACTAGGCCAGCCGACATAGCCTCGATAAGGACCAAGCAACTCGTCTCAGGCCAGATGCTTGGATAAGCCAAAATGTGCGCCTTCTCGAGAGCAGTACGAATCACTGAGTTAGGCTGGCTACCATGGTTAGTGATTCCCGGGTGTTTGTCCATCGCATCAAAGAGAGTCTGATACGGAATATCCCTCTCACCCCAGCCGTATAGGTTGAAGGAGCTATAGACGTCGAGATGAATCTTGTCACCAAACTCTTTATAGAGGCGCTCATAGGTAGGAATCAAAAGCTCTAGGCCGCGATGCGGCGTCGAGAAATAGATCAGGTTGATTCGCTGATCAGGGTCCGGTTTCGGATGGGTGGGGATCGGCGTGATGGCGTTGGGGATGACCACGCAGCGTTCCATCGGTAGGTTGTATCGCTGGGCATATCCCCAGAGTTGCCAGTTAGAGACGAACACGAACCGATGGAATCGGTCTCTTAGCTGGGGATCATGAAGGAACTCAGACTCCGGGTCTCCCGGTAGGTCGTGTGCCCAAAAGATCCGGAACTTGGATTCGTCCAGATCTCTTACTCGGCTGGCGATGATTTGGAAATCATTATATAGGCCTATCTTTCCTAACCGCTCAGATAGGCCTAAGGCCATGAGTTCAGTTCCACCCATGGCCTTAGAAGATACTTCGTTTGTGTCAATCACCACTGCGCATAATCCGTAAAGTTAGCTTTGATAGAGAACCCGACCACTTTGATCATAACCTTAACGCTCTGACCAATGCCTGAGCTATTCGAGAACTCGTAATATGTGCTGACACCATGCGGCTGATTATAACTCCAGGATTCTAGCATTTCAGCCGTAGGCTTTGAATAGGTCGCCTGCTGATATGCCAATGCCGCTGGAAGCGCTACATTGGCCATCCACTTATCGGAGTCCTCACGTTCCTTCTCGCTCATTCTAAATTGCATGGTGTTGTCTCCTAAGTTGGTGCTACTCTCTCATGGAAGTTAGACACATACTTCTCAGGGGCAAAATACTTAACGAAGATGTCCACAACAGTAGTAGCTTCGTAAGGCTTGCATGAAAAGATATCCAGATACGCCTGGTTTTGATTAGCAGGGCAGAAATGGATCGAGATATTCGAGTCTTGGAGTAGCTGATAAACCGAATATCCGATTTTTGCCGGATCATGGGTGTCACACCAGAGAATATGTGTTCCACCGATAGGAACCATCTCGATCTTTTCCAAGATCTCATTAATAAACTCCTGAATGATCTCAGGAGAGTTAATGTTTTCGTTGCAGTAGCGTGCGTCGATAGTTGTGAGCCAACCCCATGCGTCCATATTCGTATCCTCGATTACTAAGTGATGAGGATATGAAAGACATAATCCTCAGGAAAAGTCCTCCGGATTATGGCCCTTTGGTGTAGTTATATATCAGATAACAATCGCTTGCAGTACACTATCAACCCTGAAGGACTTCCAGTGCTGTGCATCGATGTCGTAAGCAGCAACCACGTCAGGATTGATTGCCTTGGTGCCCGCAGTCTCTTCTGGTGGAGGGAGCATATCAGCCCTCAACGTGACGTCCATGGTTCTCTCTGTTCCGTCAACCTTAGTAAACGTGACACGAAGAACCTTCTCTTTGAGAAGCGCGATGTAGTCATCTCTGGTCATAATCAATTTCCTTCTGCCGGGATAAGCATCCCCTTGAGTTCAGTGTAACCGCCGATGTACTTTTCATCGATGAAAATAGCCGGAACTTTCTCGATTCCAGGATTGATCATCTTAAAATACTCTTTCGACATATCCTCGCCAAGCTGAACGGTATCATATGAAAGACCCTTATTGTTCAGCAGGTTCTTGGCTAGTTCACAGAACTTACATGCAGGTTGCCAGTATACTGTGATAGAGCCCTCAATCACGCTGCGGCTCCATCAGGCTGTTTGCCCATGGAATAGCCTGCGGTAGGCTTACCCCAATAGTCATTAGAGCGGACCCGAATAAACGGCTTGTTGTTCTTCGGATCGTTGGTGCGGTTGTCCACCGTCAGCCAGGGGTTCAACCCAGCTTTCCAGGCGCGTTGGATGCCAGCCATCTTGTCCAGTGGGCTGCGGGCAGCATTAGCTGCAACGACAGTCGACCGAGCCACGGTGCTGTGGATCTTCTTGGATCCGCCGTAGCCCTTGCGCATGATTTTTTTACCCATAGGTCTTCTCCATTATCAATGATTGTTAGGTTCTTCTCGAAGCGTCCATCTCGGCCAGTAAATCTCACCGGCTCCGGTGACCATGATGAGGTTACGATTCTCACTCATCATGAACTGATCGCCGCCAACTATCTGGTGCATGTAATCAGGTGGGTTTGGAAAGTAGATAGTCTCCCAGCCTTTAGATTCCAGCTCCATCATTTTGGCCATTTGGTCTTTTGTCATCAGGTTCCTTGTCGTCAATCCAAAGCGACTTCACATGACCAGAACTGATTTTACAGGTCACCCAACCGTTATAATAACTCGATCGTAGAATGGCCTCGGTGTCAAAGATATATTTACTTTCCCAGTATGCGAGTTCGCCACGGGTCTTAACCAGCTTGACGATTTCTCTGGTGAATTGGTCTTTGCCTAGTCTTTCGATGTCAGCTTTAAGCTCATCGGAGCTTCCATAGTAGGTAAGCCAATCTGAATCCTTACGGATTTTCTTGACTTTGCCTTTCACAGTCTTACGGCCAGCCGCTGTGAAACACTTCCGTCCTATATATTTTCTATTATTGACTGTGTTGCATATAATGTACACAGCTCCGAACCAGTTTTTTGCTTCTTCTGGATCGAATGGCTCACCCTGATAGGTCCACATAAACAACTCCTAATCTTCTTAGGGTATTTATGTGGACCTCCAAGTCTTAGTTCTTAGTCTTCGTCGTCTTCTTCATCAGTGTAGAGGTTGTCCAGGTCTGCGTCTGATTCTACTGGATCACCACACATTGGGCAGAATGTTACATCTTCTTCTTCGAAATCAGTATGAGGGATGATACCAAACTCGGCATCACACCCTGTACATGTGAAAACTGTTAGCTTATTAATCATTGTGGGTTACCCTAAGTCGTTGTTCTGGAAAATCACTGTCCCATGAACCTATGTATCAAAGCGAAAATCCAGCAAATGTGTCCGACTTCAGGTCTTGTTTGACCCCACCTTCAATGTACGCCTCAACTTCTGTTTCTTGTGGTGCAACCTGAACGTCGGCGCCGGCAATCCACTTTTGAGTCCATGGCAGCGGGTTAGGGCCAGACTTGAATGGAGACTCAACACCGACCGCCCGCATGCGCTTGTTGCCGATGTAGTCCACGTAGTCACACATGATTTCTTCGTTCAAACCGATCATGGAGCCCTTTGTGAAGAGGAACTTGGCCCAGGTTTTTTCCTGATTGATCACGTCCATGAACATCTGAAGAACCTCTGGAGCACACTCTTCGGCGATCTGAACGAAGTCAGGGTCGTCCTTTGGCAGGATCTTCAGGATCTGCTGGGTTGATGCCAGATGAAGATTCTCATCACGGGCGATTTCCTTGATGATCTTGGCATTGCCCTCCATCTTCTTCATCTCGGCGAAGGCCCACGAGCAGGCGAACGAGACATAGAACCGGATACCCTCGAGGGCATTGATAGCGTTCAGGCAGAGCCATAGCGCTTTTTTCAGCTCGTACCGATCACGATCAGAAACATTATGACCGATCCGATAAGCTGTCAGCTTCTCTAAGCGATCATAGTACTTGCCAATATCAGCAGCACATTCGACGATCTCAGGAATGTCCATAACAGTATCGAACACCTCGGATGGCTTAGGATAAATGTTACGAATGATGTGGGTATAGGACCTAGAGTGGATAGTCTCAAAGAAGGTCCACGTCATGATCCATGTCTCAAGCTCCGGCAAAGAAACAAGAGGGCCGAGGATGGTGGCAGGAGCGGATCCTTGTTTGGTATCGAGAACAATCTGGCGCTTCAGGTTGGAGGTAAAGATATGTTGCTCTCCAAGCGTCAGACCCTTGAATTCCTTTTGATCCTGGGTGATGTCGGTTTTCTCTGGTCGCCAGAAGAACCCAAGCTGCTTCTGGGTTAGCTTGTCTAGGAACGGATACTTAACGACATCGTAACGTGAGATTTCGACTGGGCCGTCCAAGAACATCATCTTGTCGGTGTGGTGTTTCTTTACAGTACGCATGCTGAGCATTCTTCTTCATCTTCAGGTGCTTCGGCTTGGGTAGGAGTTGCTTCCTCTTCGCCAGCACCGTCATGGGTTTCAAAATAATAACCGGTCTTGAGACCATACTTATACATGAAGAGCATGTCACCAATCAGAACAGACATTGGGATCTCTTCATTTTCATAGAAGGCTGGGTTATACGGCGTGTTGATCGACATGGCCTGGTCGATGTATTTCTGGAACACGGCCATTACTTTCAAGTAACCTTGCGGAGACTTCATAGTCCATTTGAGTTCGTACTTGTTCTTCAGGCGGGCAACCTCAGGAACAACTTGAGCCAGAACGCCATCCTTAGACTTTTTGACAGTAACCAAATCAGGAACTGGGTTCAGGCCGTTGGTTGAGTTACTGGTCTGTGCAGAAGTCTCGGCCGGCATCTGAGCCATCAGGGTTGAGTTGCGGATGCCGACGATCTGCATACGCTCACGGAGTGGTCCCCAAGGCATACGCTCCTTGTGAGGCACCAGCTCATCGACCGACTTCTTGTAGGTCATGTTAGGGGTGATGCCGAGGGAGTACTTGGTCTCCTTCCAGCCTGGGCACGGCCCGAACTCTTCGGCCAGGTCCACGGAAGCCTTGATCAGATAGTACGACCAGGC